CTTTTATTTTCCCATTGATCTTGTTCTACATACGTATTTATAATTTCTTTTTTAATGTTTTGAGGACATTCTGATTTTTCTGTTAAATCTATTAGTTTTTTATTACGTAGATAATTACGATAAACTTCATCACCTAAAGCTTTTGGGTCTTCGAGTAATATTGCTTTTTTCTTAGCAGATAATGGTGTTTGTCTACGACCTTCAACAAAGCATTTGTCGTCTGATAATACGTTTGGTACGCCATCAGTACCACATCCAGTAAGAATATGTTCTTCAAGGTATAATCTAGGATTAGGTTCATCTACAAATTTCTTAGTTGCTGTTGACCATTGTCTAACATTACCATATTTTTGTAGTTGACGAAAATCTTTATCAGCAGATACAATCATTACCTCTTCATGATTACCAAACTCTTGAGTCCATTTTACTATTTCAGCAATAGAATCATCAGCTTCACATCCCCATTGATGAATAACTTTATATGGAAAATGCTCTTTTAATTCTTCACGAACTAAATTAATACAACGAAAAGCTTCTTCCCAATCAATTTTAGATTTTTCACGAGATTCTTTGCGCTTACCTTTATATTCAGGATATACATCTTTGCGCCAGTTTCCGCCAGCATCGCATACAATAACTATTTCGCCATATTTGTCTTTAAACTTTTGACGATACATACGAATACTATTTAATATCATATGGCGTATTAGATTTTCATCAGCATTTGTTAAACCCATTGCAACAGGTGCAATTGAAATGCCTGAGAAGTCAATTAAAATCATAGTTGATTCCTTTCATTATATAGTTATTATATCATAGTATTACTCAATTGTAAACCTTTTATTCAGATAATTCTTGAATTAATTTTACGTCTACTTTACCTTCTTGCATTAATCTTTGACGATTAGCTAAATGACCCTTTTCAACATCAGCTTTTGATTGTCCATGATATGGAACGGCATGACCTTCATCAATAAGAATATCGGTGCACATACGTCCGTCAGGAGCAACAAAGTCACCAAGGACTCTACCAAACTTACCTTTCATATCTTCACCATCTTTATTGATTTCGGTCTTTAACACACCTTTAGATCCAAGAAGTTCTTGAAGTCTTGCTTTAGCTGCTTTGCCAAAAACCTTTTCAACTTTATCGCTGGTACGAGACTCAGGTGTATCAATACCCATTACACGAACTCTTTCGTCAGTTAACACAATGCCAAATCCTAGATCAATATCTACATCAACAGTATCTCCGTCAACTACTCTATTAATAGTACATTTATATTCGTACATTATTCTTTTCCTTTTACATGCTTTGAATGAATTTTGCATCCAATAAATTCATTGTAATATTCATCATTAAAAAGGACTTCACGATCAAATTGTTCTTTTGCCTCATAATAGCTCATAAGACCCTTTGTCTTACATAGCTTTAGTATTTCTCTTTTAAATCTATTTTCTCCATCATTTTCTACAAGCAACTTAACTTCTTCGTTTGAGCCATAGTAACTCATCCAATCAGACTGAGCTTTTTTTACTCTTCGTCTAGTTTTACCCTTTAAAGGTTTAAGTCTTCTTGTAGACCATAAAGTTTTTTTACCAATATATTTTTTATTATTTGTTAAATCAGTTATACAGTAAACAAATCCAGCTAAGTCATCAATACGAGAATCAGCTGGATCAAACTCTTTATTTTCAAATAACCACAATATAGTATTCCTTAATTACAAAATACTATTTATATAAATTAATCATCATCCTCTGCATCTAATAATTGAGCATTTATTTCGTGTCCACAACACGGGCAATATTCAGGCTCTTTGTCTTCTGTTGATACTTGTGATTCTGCGTCACAATAATCGCACTCAATATAATAGTGTAACATATAGTCTTCCTTACGCTTCGCAACTAGCGCAGTTCATAATATCACGAACTAATTCTTGCGCAGGGTTTGCTGATCTTTGATAGTAAAATGTTTTAACTCCTAACTTCCAACCTTCAATAATTAAAGAATTGACATCTTTTGCTGGAATATCTGGATGAATAATAATATTTAATGATTGAGATTGATCGATATATTTTTGTCTTCCACCAGCTTGTTGCACAATAGAAAGCGGTGTAATTTCACTAAATGTTTTATATACATCTTTTTCGTGTTCAGTTAAAAAATCAAGATGTTGAACTGACCCGCCGTGTTTTAGAATATCTACCCAAGTTTCTTCATTATCTTTTCCATGATCATGTAGCACACCTTTTAGATGTGGATTGCGATAAGTAAATTTACCTTTTGCTAAATCTTTTGTAAAATAGTTAGATGCTAATGGCTCAATAGATGGTGATACTTGACCAAGAATAAATGATGATGAAGTAGTTGGAGCTACAGCAGTTCGTGTTAAGTTGCGCTCACCAGTTCCTAACATACCTTTTGGTTCACCATATTCAATTGCTAATTCTTTTGATGCTTCGAGTGATTTATCATCAATAAATTTACTAATTTTCATAGAAAGCATTTGTGCTTCAAATGATTCAAATGCCACGCTTTTAGATTGAAGATATGTATGCCATCCCAATTGTCCTAGACCTAATGCTCTCCAATGTAAAGCAAAATTATAAGCAGAATGCATAAACTGAATATCTTTTGTTTTTTCAATATATTCTTCCATTACTGCATCTAAAAACCAGATCATTGTTTCAACAGCATCTGTTTCAGACCATTCATCAAATGTAGCACAATTCATAGATGCTAGATTACACACAAATGACCACTCATCACTTGATGGCAAACAAATTTCAGAACATAGATTAGAAGCCCAAATAGGAATATCTTGATCTTTTAAAACTTGTGGTTTATTATTATTTACTGTATCACTAAAAAATAAATATGGATAACCACTTTCTCTACGCTTACGAAGTACTCGTGCCCACACAGTTCTTTTCTCAGAATCGCCATCTATCATAGATTGCATCCACTCATCGCTAATACACACACCAAGCGACAAATGCATAATAGAAGAACCTTCTTCACGACATTCTAAAAACTCCATAATGTCTGGTGAGTCAATAGGCAAATACGCAGCAAAAGATCCTCTTCTTACAGATCCTTGTGCAACAACATCTACTTGAGTTTCTGTAAGATTCATAAAATGGACAGGCCCATCAGCAACTCCACCAGATTTAATTGGTTCACCTCTGGCACGAATAGATCCAAAATATCCTGAAGTTCCTGCTCCCATTTTAGTTTGCATACCAACTTCAGCATTTTTCATTAAAATTGATGCCATATCATCTTCAACAAAAACACCATTACATGAAATAGGCAATCCTTTTTTAGTACCAAAATTAGACCATACTGGAGACGAAAGAGAATAAAATCCTTTGCTCATATAATCATAAAACTTATCAGCAAATCCTTCTTTATCAAGAATTTCTTCTGCAGCTTGAGCAATCATTCTTACTCGCTCTTCAGTTGTCATATTTCCATCAATATATCCACGACTTAAAAAAAGTCGAGAATCATCATTAGCCCACTCAAAACCCATTATATAATCCTTTAAAATAAATCATCTGCAGTAATACCTTGACCTTTTGCGTACTCAACAGGTCTCTTTTGAAAGAAATCTGTCATATTTGCTCCTAGTAGTTCTTCATCAAACCAGAAAGTCTGATCAATATCGTCCTGATTATATATAATCTCTGAATTATCAAACCCAATTTGATCTAAAGAATCAGCCATTCTTTTAGCAATAAATGATTTAAGAATACCAGCAGATAGACCTTTTGTTTCATAGTCTCCCATAATCCAATCAATCACTTTACTTTCTGCTTTTAAAGCTTCAATACATTCTTCTTTAACTCTTGCTACAAGCTCATCATCAAAATATTCTGGGTACTCTTCACGTAATGTATTAATTAGCTTAATGCCAACTTGAGCATGCAGCATTTCTTCATTTCGAGTATATTGTACTTGTTGCGCACAATCTTTCATTACTGCTTTATTACGATTCATATGCATAATAATATAGAATTGACTAAATAAACTTACGTTTTCAACAAACAATGTAAATAACATAATTGAGTAGATATATTGCTTTTTGTCATCAGCATAGACTTTGTTATTATATTTGCGTAAATAATCTACACGGCCTCTAATTACTTTTTCATTCAGATTTTCTTCAAATACGTGAGTCAGATGCAAGACATCAAGAATTTTCTCATATGCCATATTATGAATAACTTCTGAATTAGCCATCGCATAACCTAAGTCTTTAATCGATGGATGCGGTAAATGATTACCGACATCAGCCCAAAATGATTTGACAGCAATTTCGATTTGACCGATAGCTGACATAGTCTTAACAACAATCTCACGTTCTTCCGGACTTAGATCTGTTTTAAACTGCGAGTAATCAGAACGAAAGTTAAATTCATCCGGTGTCCAAAAACCTTTCCAAATAGCTTGAATAAAATCCTTTGTCCATGGATATAGGTCTGGTTTTCTTGAGATTTGTTCTTGAAATAACATATGATTTTCCTAAGCGTACTTTAGTTCCCTAGCAAATACATATTATTTGCCATGAATGTCTATATTGAGAGTGAGTTTTTTTAATTGGTTCTATTATATATCAATATTAAAATTTTGTACAATAAAAAATGCGCATATCTTTTTAAAAAAATTAATATATTTAGT